TGAATTAAATAGTAAGAAAATAAGAAAAATGAAACTAGTAGATATCAAAGATCTAATCGTTAAGTATAACTTTGCTCTATTCCCTGTAGAACATTTAGCTTCTTTGCCTATTGTTCTAGATGAGAAAAGAGAGAAAGGAGAGAACCCCGTAAATAAAATAGTAAATACAAAGACAAAAAAACCAAACTCAAATACAAAAGATGAACTTATCAATATGATAAAACAAGAATTACATAACAACTACCTTGAACATGTAGAAAATGTCAAAGCAATGGATGTTGATTTAATAACGATTGGCAAAAATATGATGCAAGAGCTTGATAAGGTTCTGGGAATGGGAGGGCTGGGAGTCATGGTAGACATTGACATCGCGATTATTGAAAACCAAATCAGCACGATTGCAAGTCGGATGAAAACTTTGCAAGGAATGATTGCGCAGTATTTTATAATGAAACATACACCCCATATTGAATTCATCTCAGCAGCAAATAAACTAAAAATGTTTATGACAAAAAAGAAAACAACATACACGGAACGAAAAGCAGAAAGTGTCGAAATAACTGCCGAACTTTTAGAAACAAAAGAGGAGTTCAAAGAGTTTAAAGGGTATCTTAATAAAAATAAAAAAAAAGACGATCTTGCAGATTGTTTTTTACAAGGAATCTATTACCTGACTATCAAAAATATGATAAATATTGTTTGATTATTTTATCGATTAATTTTGTATATTGTTTCACAAATATATATTTATAATGCGCACAAACTTAAAATTAAAATTATAGATTATTATTATTGATAATATAACATTATGGAAGAAGTGATTGACCTTGGAAATTTATCTGATTTAGATAATAGCTTTAGTAATAAAAATAGTCGCGGAGGTGGCGGCGGAGGTGGTGCCAAGTCCGTCAACTTCGGTGGAGGCCTTGAATTGCTTATGAATGATAAACTGAAAAGCGGTAATAAAAACGGCGGCGGAGGGGACAATATCGATTTAGAAGACCTGAATGAGCTGGAAGACGAATTGAATGACTTGTCGAATTCTATCGGGGGCGGCGGTGGCAGTGGCAGCGGGGGTGTTAAAAAAATCTCAAAGAATTTCAAGTCTGATTTTTTTGGTTCTGCAGGAGCAAGCAGCGGCGGCGGGGGTATAAAACTAAGCAATTACAACGACGATGATGCTAGCGATGGCGGATATTCTGAGCCGAGGTATAATAACATCAGCGGTAGTAATGTTGGTGCATCTACTGCAAATACAGACAATGATAATAAAACATGGGATGGGTTTGGTAAGTTTAGTAATATTCCATTAAACCCTGATGCAAATGTGGACGCAACGCCGCAAATGACGAAAGAAGAATTGTTGCGCGAAAAGTTTAAAATTTTACAAAAATTGGAAGAACTGGAAACGAAGGGTATTCGTCTTAGTAAGAAATACAGCATGGAGTCTTCTCTCTTTGAAATGAAGGGCGAATACGAGACACATGTTGAAGAACGTGAGAAGAAGAATAGTATCAAATTTCAACAGAAGTTGCTTATGACTGCAATCACAGGTCTAGAATTTTTGAATAATAAGTTTGACCCATTTGATTTGAAGTTGGACGGATGGTCAGAGCAGATCAACGAAAATGTTGACGACTATGAGGAGATTTTTGGAGAGTTACATGAGAAATATAAGTCGAAAGCAAAGATGGCGCCTGAATTGAAACTGCTTTTCCAGTTGGGTGGAAGCGCGATTATGCTTCATATGACAAATACGATGTTTAAATCCGCCATGCCGGGTATGGACGATATTATGCGCCAAAATCCCGAACTTATGAAACAATTCACACAAGCAGCAGTGAACACAATGTCACAATCATCGCCGAATTTTGGGAACTTTATGGGGGACATGATGGGAGGTATGGGAGGTATGGGGGGAGGAGGCGGTGGCATGGCAGCACCCCCACCGATGTCGAGTAACTTTAATAACCAGCGTCCACCACCCGCACCTGTTGCTACAAAAGGACCTAACTCGGTTCCACCTCCACGAAGAGAAGGCGATATTTCGAATCGCCCTGACCTGAACTTTGGTAGAGGAGGTATGAATGAAGGTGTGAACCTGACAGACAATTTTGTAAATGCATTTGCAAACAAGTCAATGCGCGGAGCACCTCCGCCTAATCCGCAAAACCCACGCCCTGAAATGAGAGGACCGAGCGATATTAGTAATATTCTTTCTGGTCTTAAAACGAAAAGTATAAACATTCCTAGCGGAAGTGGCAACGGCAACGGCAACGGCAATGGCAACAGCAGCGGTGGCAATGACATGGCGTCGTTGTTTGGTGGCGGTGGTGGCAGCAGCGCAAACAATGCTGAAGAAAAAGGGAGCACGATTAGTATTTCTGAGTTGAAAGACTTGCAAAATGATAACATGCCAAGCAGAACCAAACGCAAACCTAAATCTGAAAAGAATACGATCAGTTTGGATATTTAATTCTAAGCAATACAAATAAAAAATAAACACTACAAAATATAATAAAGATATCAAAATATATTTTTATTATATATATTTTTATACAAACACAACACAACACAACACAACACAAAACACATCCACAAATGATATCTATTGTATGTCTTATACGTAACGTAATTACCACAACGACACAATTAGAATCATTATTAACGAGTGTTCAATCTGTGGTAAATCAAACATACCAGGATTGGGAGTTGAAGGTTGTATGTTATAATACACAAACACCCACACCCGCATCCACATCTATGCCATCATTTGAAGACAAACGAATTGAAGTAAAAACATACGGAGAAGAGTTTAAAACATATATTCAAACGTTTTTACATGTAGTAAATAACGACGCAATGTATAACTATATTGGAATATTAGATGTAAACGATATATGGGCACCAAATAAACTAGAACTTCAAGTCGCAAAACTAAAAGAGTTTCCAAGAATAGACGTAATTGGAACAAAAAGCAGATATGATACAAGTGCTGGTCTAGAACCCGAAATATCCGAAATATCCGAAATATCCGAAATATCCGAAATACCAATAAACGGACTATACAATTATAATCTTTTTAAAGTGAACCCATTTATAAATAGTAGTGTTGTTTTTAAAAGAGATGTGCTGCGATATATACAAGAACAAGAACAAGAACACGTGGAAGATATAGACCCGGACAAAATAACACTATTCTGTATGAACCAGCTATGGCTGCAGTTAAGTATATATGAAGCAGTATTGTATAATATAAATCAAGTCACATTAATGCACAAAACACCATACCAAATCAACCATTATAAAACATGCTATAAAAGCGAATATTTTAAAAATATTATATCCGATTTTAAAAAAAACTATATAAGAATACGATTCTTCAGCGACTTTTGCACATCAGAAACGTGCAAACAGAACTATGAACGAATGTGCCTTTATCAAAAACTAGACTATTATGGGAAAACGAAAAAAATATATTTAACAACTACCGAAACATACACACATGCATTTCTATTAAACTGCCCAACACCATCCAACATTCAAGTTGAAAAAGAATGCGTTTTCGGATTTGCACATGAACCGCCTGACAATTCTTTTTTACGTCTTTATTATAATAATTTCATTGAATATGCCGCGAATAATATAGGAAAATATTTTATCGGCAGTGTCGGTTCATTACCATCGCCTCCGTTTTTAGGACACCATGGTTTCCTGTTTCATGAAACACCTAAAAATATTGGTATGTTTACAAATAAAAAAACAAAAGTAATGTCGATCATGGTTTCGCATAAGTCATATACACCAGGACACAAATATCGTCATGCACTTGTAAGCTATATACTCAAACAAGGACTGCCTATCGATATATGGGGCAATGGGGCAAAAATGTATAGGCAACGATTCCCCGAAAGTAACAATATATATGGCGATTTCAAATCTATGGCTGAAATGTGCGACGATTACATGTTTACGATTGCAATCGAAAATACATCTCACGACCACTATTTTAGTGAAAAGATAGTTAATCCGCTTCTTTATGACACGATACCCCTTTATTGGGGGTGTAAAAAAATAGAAGAGTATTTTCCTAACTATTCTATAAAACTAACAGGTAATATAAATATGGATATGATTACGATAGGGAGGGTTTTAAAAAATCCGCAATATTTCATGACAAAGCATAAAGCAAATATAGAAGAAGTATTGGACAAAGTGAATCTTATTAAAAATGTTGAAAGGTTATTGTGTTAACATACTACCTAAATAAGATTAAATATACGAATAATTATAATTCATAAAATATACATAAATAGATAATAATAATAACTATAGACTACTTATCAATCAAATTAACCAAATTAACCAAATTAACCAAATTAATCAAAATAACCAAATTAAAAATATGAATGATAGTTTAAAATATAATTTTAAGACGATTTGTTTTAAAGAGAAAATGCACTTGAAACGGGATAAAAACAATAATATTTACTTGTTGCAATTTTACGCAGAGAATAGCAAGGTTAACTTGTATACTATGATAAATTTAGACATATATAACTTAATGTTTACATTGAACAAAGACAATTTTGAGAAGATTGAAATACATGACGGAATATCGACATCGCCATTTTATCGAGATAAAAATAAAAATATAAACGAAGTAAATGTTCTTTTTCTTTTTAAACCATTTGCTGCTGATTTAGGAATTAAGCCCAAATATATGTATGTAAAGGTGACGGAAACCTGTGAACCAAATAAAAAGACATATACTTGTGTGGATGCCGACTATCCGAATCCGGAAGATTTAAAAAACTATGACAAAGTTGTAAATACGATATCATCTATGGTGGTGAATTTCGAGTCGTATCATAAAATAAATATTAACTATATTTTTAAATTGGAATTAAGTCATTCATTGCCTATTTATATGGAAAATATAATGGGTCTTATCATGAAAAAAGTGTTTCTTAATCTGAAACAATTTATTGAGATGATACAATAATATAAGTGAATATAAGTGAATATAAGTTAATATTATTTAAAAAATAACAAGTTTAAATAATATTTAATACCATATACTATACATATCCATATCCATAACTATAACCATATCCATAACTATGTTCGCAACATTAAAACGAATTCAAGATAAATGCTCTTTTTTTTACAAAACTGATGCAAAGAAAAACGATGATATTAGAGACGCATACGCAGACGCAGACACAAACTCACAAGAATTGCAATTCCTACTTGAAAGATGCGACTTAGATTCGGAAACAACGTCCACCCCTAACTATGCGAAAAATATACTAGATAAAATCGGTTCATTTTTAATAAATATACAACCCACGCTAGTGTCCGCGTTGTCAAAGTCATATTTTATAACCTCTTGTATGGGAATATATGCAAAATATTATGTGCTGTATAAGTTTTCCAAAAAAACAACTACTGACTACAACAATACCATAATACATCTTGCCGAAGAGTTGGCAGATAAAAATATATTTTTCACAAAAATATTTCAGGGAATTTCGAATAATGCGAATAATAAACTAATGAATAAAGAGCTGTTTAACTATTTTATTAACTATACCGATAACGTTAAATATGATGAAAATGAAATAGATTATCGAGGACTATTTGAATTGATAAGTATTGCAAAACGTAATGGGGATGAACTTGTTATTCATGGTGGCGTAAGGTGTGAACCTATTAAATCAGGTGTCATCGCAATCATATATAAAGCTACGCTTAATGGGAAACCTGTTGTTATAAAATACCAGCGCAAAAATATCGTCGAGAAGTTTGACAAGTCAATGAAAGAATTAGAACTACTGGTTCATATAACAAAGAAGCTGCCGTATTTATCTAACTTGAACATATGCGATATCTTTGAGGAAAATCGTGAAATCATGACGGGACAACTTGATTTTACAAACGAAGTTGATAATATACACATTTTTTATGAAAAATTCAAAGACGTGAAAGATATTTGTATTCCGCATGTTTATTCGTATTTTACAGAAGAAAACCCGAATGCGATCATAATGGATTATATCGAGGGCGCTAGGCTTGAAAATATCTGCGCAGACGATAGAGATGAATATTCGAAATTATTGTCAAGATTTAATATAAAGTCTGTTTTTTACGATTCAATCTATCATGCGGATTTACATTCTGGAAATATTATTTTTATGAAAGAACCATGTGATACAAACACAAGCACAAATACAGAATACACGCTAAAAATAGGAGTGATTGACTATGGAATTATTGGAAAACTGACAAGAGAAGAACAGAATATATTTTTCAACTTTTTTAAGATTTTAGTCTCGAGAAACTATAAGAAGCTTGCAACATATATCGTCTCTCACCTATCTGAACCACTAGAGAAAGGAGAGAAAGGAGAGAAACACGTTAATATAAATGAAAAACTTATAAAAGATATTTACAATATATGCTATCACACACTAAGTGTGAAACAAATATTTTTTGGAGGAGAAGAAATATACGAAGTGAATAAAATATTAAAAACAGAAGGTCTTACATTTTCTAAATTCTTTTGTAGGATTGAATTAGCGATTGCTATTTCGGAAAATGTTTGCAATTCGCTATGCAAAGATAAAACGTATATTGAACAACTAATGTGCGCCTTTAAGGAATTATTTAGTGGAAGCTATGATAGCATTTTTGATGATGAAAATGAAAATGAAGAAGAAATTGAAGAGTATGGTAACTATATAGAATAATAATTATGCAAAATAATTATCTAGAACAATAAAATATATAAAATATATAAAACAATAAATATAAAGGTTATATATATTGTTTTCTACTATTACAAGAACTATTACAAGAAAATGATGAATAGCGAACAAATTATAGAGATAACAAACCAAATCGACACACTAAAAACCGGCGACTTACTACTATGCGATAATCTTGAACAAAAAGGACTCGGATTGTTTGGATGGCTTATAAAGTATGGTTCAAAAAGTGATTTCTCACATATTGCCATGGTGGTTGTAAACCCCGATTTCACATATTTAGATAAACCAATGAAGGGTGTATATGTATGGCAATCCGGCACTGCTCAGATACCCGACGCCGAAGATGGTAAGAGAAAAATAGGGGTGCAGCTTACACCTATCGTCGATTTTATAACCACATATAAGGGGAAAATATATTTGCGAAGATTGCGCGTTCATTTTGCGGAGGATATTATCGAAAACAATACAACGATGATTAGTATTAACATAACTGATTTGAATGGTGTTGGTAGCGGTGGAAGTGGTGGAAGCGGTGGTGGCAGTAGTACAGCATTAGTAACTAGAAACAGAAATCTGCTTATAAATACATTTTCAAATACGTTTTCAAATACGTTTGGTTATATCTACTCAGGATTCAGCATCTTGAAATATTTTTTTTATAAAAGTAATGCACGAAACAATAACAATATCGATATTGAATCAAATCAAGACTCGATTGATACACATAAACAACGACACCTACACTATCATACAGAAAATCCATTTACACATGAAAAAATGAAAGAAATTCATAGTTGTGTTTTTAACAAACCTTATGATATCGTGGTGCGAGATTGGATTGAAGCATATTGCAAGAAAGACCCCGATCCCCAAAAAATATCGCGCTTTTGGTGTAGTGCTCTTGCTGCATTTATATACACAAAAGTTGGACTACTGGATGAAAAAACAGACTGGAGTATAATACGCCCTAGTTTCTTTTCGAGTGAGAATCCGGAATTGAATCGTAGTATTTTGATTGGTGCTGAGTTGTCCAACGAAGAACTCATATGGTGTAATGTTTGATTCGTCTAGGTGACTATATACATACATAATGCGAGGTTATGTATGTATTTTTATACTTGAATTAGGTAGACATCTTAATCTTAATGCTTATGACGCCTAGTTTTATGTTTTTTGTTATGACTATGCTGCTTCTTTGTGAACTTGGTTGTAGGCATGGATGCGGATGTGGACTTTCTTATTTTTCTAGATATGGGTTTATTATTACTATTATTGTTGTTATTATTGTTGTTATTATTGTTGTTGTTATTATTATTATTCCGAAGAGTAAGTCGTTTACTACCACCACTAGACGATACAGGCGCAGACTTTGGTAATTCTATTTCGGCATATACAGGTAAATGGTCGGAGAAAAGAATTCCACCATTACCAGCATAATCTATTTTACCATTATATGTCCAGTATTTTGTAATCTTTAACTTATTCGAATAAATCTGGTCATAAATTCCTGAACCATAAGAACTGCCCTTACGTTCTACACAGCAAGTTCCAGTAGCATCAGTACTAGTATCACCAACTTTAAGGTTTAAACTATTTTGAGGAGTTTTATCAAATTTTCCTGAACTATCTGAAAAAGGTCCTTCTTTATATGTTCCATCTGGTTGTCTTTCACCAAGTTTTACTAAATGTGTTTTTGTTTTATTAGGATTCATATTAAAATCGCCTGCAAATATGATTTTATAATCTTTTAACTTCTGAGGAATTCTTTTTCTAAGCATATCTCCAAGTTGTCGGAATGTATAATCTTGCAAATTATCGTATTTTGTATTTAAGTCACTCGCTTTTTCTATCTTATCTTTTATTGCTTTAAGAACGCTATTATCAATTGGGGAACCGAAATCGTGATTATATTTATATTTAGTTGTTCCGTGTGTATAAGGTCCATTTTTATCTTCTTTACCAATAGTAGTGAAATCTCCATTACCACTAGGATTTTTTGATACTTTTTGTAAGTAAGGGTTAAAAGTATCACCATGTGGTCCATGTATATTAATTAAAATCATTTTTATATCATCAAATACTAATACTATATAAGGTCTTGCTCCACCGGATATTTCCCAGAATTGAGCAATGGTACCATCACTTGCATATAATGGGTTATTCGGATAACCTGTTAAATTCCCCATATAATATTGTGTTGCAGGATTAGGAAAAAAATTTCTAGAACATAGTGTAATTATAGTTTCACCTTGCGCGTTAACACTATATACGTAATATTCAAGAGGTGGACCTTTCCCTCCAGGAGGAGCATATGTCATCGTAAATGGAATTTGTTTTTTTTTATCTACATATTCCGCACTAAATTTACATTTATCTTTATCAAAAACCTCTGTTATTCGACTTGTAAACTCTTGCAAAAATATAACTTCAAATCCTTTTTTTATTTGTGTCATAATTTCATTCATAATATTTTCTTGACACACATTTTTTAAAGTACCATCTACATTTTCGACATTACAATACTGCATACCTGGTTTTTGAGCATTAAATGGTTTAAACCAAGTATTAAACGACATTACTCTTAAAGTATTAGCGGATGTAGCAGGACTAGAAGCAGGGGGTTTAGATGCATTCCCAGATGCAGGCGGTTTAGGTGTAGACTTTCCAGGAGAACCGGATGTACTTGACCCATCTGACCCAACCGACCCAACAGGTAGTTTTATAGGTATACTGGTTTCAACAATAACTTTTTGTGCAGCAGCAGCGTCATCAATAACTTTTTGTGCAGCAGCAGCGTCATCAATAACTTTTTGTGCAGCAGCAGCGTCATCAATAACTTTTTGTGCAGCAGCGTCATCAATAACTTTTTGTGCAGCAGCGTCATCAATAACTTTTTGTGCAGCAACAGCCTTTATCCTAGCCTCTTCCTCAGCCTTTGCATTGGTATCAGTAACAATAGGTGCATTAGCAGCAGTATCATCATCAGCCTCAGCTACACCAGTCTCAACCACAGGAGCAACAGAAGGAGCACCAGGAGGCGCAGAAGCAGAAGCAGCACCAGGAGGAGCATCAGCACCAGGAGGTGCAGAAGGAGCACCAGGAGGCGCAGAAGCAGGCACAGAAGCAGAAGCACCAGAAGGTGCAGAAGGAGCACCAGGAGGCGCAGAAGGTTTGGGTTGCGAAATAAATTGTTGTAAATATTTAATAGTACCTTCGTCTTCGTCCGGAACCGCTGCAAGTTGTGCTTTGTTTACTGCTGCGTCATCTGCCAATTTTTTTTCTTCTATACTAGCTTTTACTTGCTCAACATGACTTTTTATTGCCGGCGTAGTTATATCAAAAACGCCACCAATTGCAACACTATTTGACGGGTTTGCGTTATTTGGAAATATAGGAAAATTGGGGTTAGGATTTCTTGCGGGTATCATTTTGTGCATTACATTGTCACTATCTGGGTCAATATCGCATATTTTAAAATTATCACAACAAATTATCAATTCAGATATTGATGAAACTGAGCGTTGTTCTAGTGGATAAAAATCACCAATTAACTTACTATTAAATTTTTTATTATAATAACCAGCCACCCTAATCTTACCTACACGTAAATATGTTAATATAATCATACTTCTAACAAAATTATCAACGGGGCCGCTGGGTTTACCAAATTTTGCATCAATATTTTTTCTCCATGGAACTCCACCATCTGTTGTCAATAACCTTAACGCGGGACTGAGCACAGGATTATTATCAGAACCTGTAATCATATTATCTCTAAAAAGTCCAGAAACAATAAAGGGATTATTGTTTAGATTAGTAATTCGCAAACCATATGACTGCATATTAAATCGTAGCTTATAAATAAATACGATCATTAAAACAAGTTGCATAACATCTTTTGGTAAACTATTTGATACTCCTGGTTTTTGTTTTTGAGATATTTCAGATATATCACTAGTATCAAATTTTATATTGCAAATTCCATATAACTGATTTTGACTATTATTAAATCTAGAACTTGGTATATACAATGTATCTTTCGTATCAAAACATGGCAATGGTGGAGCACCAGGCGGAACGGGGGGAACGGGGGGTTGAGGTTTTTTTATTACCCTATCATACCCTTCTACTTCTGTGGTGTCTTTATCATACCACGATGGTGCTCCACCTTCTTGACCTACTGGAACTCCTGGACTTACATTAGCTTCGACGCTTTCTACAGCATCTTCATCTAGATTACTTTCAAGTACATCTTTTTCTTCTTGTTCAAATTTTGTTTCTTCATTATTCATTGCTGATTCTACTTCAGAAATATTTAAGTTTTTTTCTAATGTTACTTCTACAGGTGTAGAAACCTCTGCTACAGGTTTAAATCTAATATAGACCATAGATGCAAAAGACTTATTTCTACACATAGAGTCATATTCATCTTTAAAATTACCTGACGTTGAAGAAAAATTTTCAAAACTACTATTAAATTTTTTTTTTACATTTTCTGAACAAAAAGCTGCTCCTATTCGAACATCATAGCGTAGTTTATTTTCAATTTCAAATTTACTTTTTTTAACCATGGTTAAATTTCCAAGTGCAACTTTTTTTCCATATTCGGGATATAACATATTTGCAGCATAACCAGATAAGATTATTTGTGTTTTGTCTGTGGTTCTTGAATTTAACCACTCAGAAGTATAAAACACTTGTTCAAAAAAGTAAACAAAATCATACGAATCTTTGTATTTTTTATATATATCATTAACGCAGTTGAGGCCGTCAGTATCGCTATCATCGGCAGAAATTAAAGCATCATGTATTTTACTAAAATAAAGATTAAGGCGCTTTCTATAATCTAGTGATGTGTTAGAGTTAATATTACGTAATGTTATAATATCATCTTCCGTCAAATTTGCATCTGTAATACATTTGTTATATACTGCAATAGAACATTGCACATTTTGAAAACAATAAATATCCGCCTGGCATTCATCCATTGCGGAAAATAGTCGTTGTTTTCGTTTCTCCCATGTGTTATCATTTTTCCATGCAACACCAGAAAATGAGTTTTCTATCTTGGGATAATATGCTTGAAGTTCCGATTCTGAAAGTAGCGAATACTGAATAAGCGACACTTGTAAAACACCTGGATCAAGTGGAGACATCAATGGATTTTGTATCGATTTAATCGCATTTTTAATAAAGGAAGGAACTAATTTATCGAAAATACCTTCACCTTCACCCTTGCCCTTTCCAAAACTAGGGATCGGTAAAAGTGCTTTCCATTCTTTCAACGTTCTAGACTCGAAATTATTTTTCCATTCATTGCGTATAATTGCACCCTTTACTCCACATGATTCGAGGAAGGTGCCTTTTCTATCACTTGGAAGTTTCCCAGGCTCTAATTTTTCAAGAAATAATTTTAAACTTATATAATAACTTGCATTCATGCGTTTTAGTAACTTTTTTGTGTCTTTAAGTTGTTTAAATTTATCATTCCAGTCTACAGAATTTATAATATATTGATTACCTGAATAGAAAAATGTATTCTTGTATGAAAAAAATATACCCAACATAAATTTTATATTATGTTTTATAATATCATCAATCTCACTAATTGAGTCAGGTGATAAAATTTTTTCTAATGCATCTTTTCGTTCATTTTTTTTATCATCATAATAGTCATTTGTAATCTGACTAGCATCGGCTATTTGTGATATTATTTTTTGGTTTTGTAAAATTTTAATAGTTAAAGATAGTAAATTTTTTTGCGTTAATGGTATTGATATGTTATCCGATAGTTGTTTACCTTCTAGTACATTGTAAATAGTTACTATTGGAACCATAACAAGTTCACCCGATGCAAATGTAGTTCTATTTTTTGAACTTTGAATAATAGTCTGCATAGTATTCGAACTTACTTGAACGGCAAAAATAATAGATGGTAAAAAATCTTTATTTTTTTTGTGTTTATCTAATAGATCTTTTTCACTTTTATATTTTGTTTCAAGTTGTGTTAAATCATTTTGTTTTTGTTTTAACTCATCTTGTTTTTTTGTTAAATCATCTTGTAGTGATTTTTTTCTAGTATTATCAGAATTTTCTATCATCTTAGCTATACTATTTTCTACATCTTTTATACTATTATCCAATAAAGTAATTTCATCATTTATAGCTTTTCTTGAACTAGAAAGTTTGGTAACATTTTTTTCTAAAGACTCATACGATTGGTCAACCTCTTGTTTAAATTTTAAAGGCTTATACAATAAATATTTTTGACTTATACTTTGAGGAAAAGATGTTCCCGTTGTTGAAGAAAATTCTTTTGCAATCGTTTTACTAATAACATCAAATTTTGTTACTTCTGTTTCATTTTCACTGCTTACTTGCGTATTATTTGCAAGTAGTTGTTTAATCGTATTATCAACATAACCTCCAATTAAACTATACTCACTGCCATCTTTTACCATTAACATCATTGGTCTATTTGCATTTGTATTTCTACCTGTTCCCGATAGTTGTGCCTGTTGACGTGATTCTTGTGGGGACGGAATAGTATATAAAAATATAAAAGCTTTTCCTATTTTTTGCGGAACTGCATTTGTAGACCAAAAATTAATTTTTCCTAATCCTGCACTATCCTGTTCTTGTATATTTTGCACATCTAATAATTTTTCACTATCAGGACGTGCAAAAAATTCTTTAAATTTAATGCTTTCTTTAGTTTTAATAACAGGACTCCCATCACTATTTTTTTCATTTTCTGGACCCAATGCTTTTTCAACATCTATAGCTTTATTACTTGGATCTCTTATCGTGACAGGATTACCTAGTCTTTTCAAAAATCCTCTAAACGCTCTAAGATTAAAAAAGGTATCAACCTGGCTTTTTATAGTAGAATATGGTGGAAAACCAGCATTTGAAAATTTAATAAGGGAAGCAATATAAGGTTCGGCATTCGGGTCTACATGACTCGAAATACTTGTTGCTTGAACATTAAGACCACTGACACCACCCATACCCATACTACCCATACCATACATGGGTTCAGCACCACCCCCCATTACTTCAGTTGGTCTACGAACAAGTTGTTGCTGAAGTGGTTGTAGCATTCGTTGTTGTTGCATTTGCTGTTGCTGTTGCTGTTGCAGTTGCATTGGTTGCTGTTGTTGCATTTGTTGTTGAAATGGAGGTTGTTGCCCCGTTCCCGCCCCAATCCCTGTAGTTATTCCGCTAGTTCCCGAAACGCCACTACCACTACTACCACTAGCCAACTTATTTGCAGCTTGTTCACTTGTTATTTCTTTTTGTATTTTTTGAACTTCGCCAGGAGTTTTGGTATATTGTCGCGTGTAATATATACTTGGCATTTTACGTTTTTTAGTATTTCCCGAAGGATTTTTTACAAATATTTCAGGGTTAATATACATTTTTAGTGTTCCAATAATATATTTATTAATAGCTTCGGTTTGTTTTTTATTTTCTTGCACAACATCTTCGCTATCGTTATCATATCGCGATGACATATTTATATGTATCCTATGTTGTGTTTATATGATACGATACTATATATTATATTATACGAATAATATTATATATAATAATTATTTAATATTTATTTATGTGTTAAATGTTTAAAACTTATTCAAGTCATACGACTCTAAATAGTTCAACTGATTTTGTTTAAATTTTTGAACTTTTGCTTTTTCTAATACTTCCAAAGCGTCGTTGATTTCTTTTTCGGACAAAATCTTATTATCCACTAGTTCATTCATTCTACGCGAATGAATAAATTTCTTCGGCAGTAAACAATACCGACTCTTTTCATTAAAAATAAAATCGGCTAAAACTATAAAAACTGCGGTTAAACCAAGTGACATGTAAATATTTCTTGTCGCCATCCACGAGATAGTAAAAACCAAAATTTCTTTTGTAAGCGCGTATTTAATATACGATTCTGTAGACTCGTCTAAATTAAGTTGGATATATCTTGAACCAATATTTAAACAAATCATCATAATACCGGCAAAGAACGTGCTGGAATTTAATGAGTCAATACTATTATTTAATATGTTAAACATTATTATTTATTGGTTATTATTATTATTATTGAAATATATTACTATATACTACCTATATAATTATTAACTATAAAATTATTAATTATATAAAAATTATAAATATCGTGAATATCGCGAATATCGTGAATATCGTGAATATCGCGAATATCATGAATATCTATAATTTATTAAAAATAAATTAAATAATAGGAAATGTTTATGAACACAATTGAGAATACGTATTTAACATCCATTGTCCATCTTGTTGCAAGTAAGGGTCTAACTTATGATTATTTGAAACATTTCGACCCGAAGTAATAGTGCTTGTAACAATAGGATTATCACAAATTTTTGTTTTAATACTTTCTGGTAAACACTGCGGCATATTAAAAACATGATTACTACCATTATAAGAACATCCACTTATTGAACTTGGATTAACATTACTATACAAAAGATTAAAACCACTTGGATATGCAAGACGCCAGTTATTATTATAGTTTTGGTAGTATTTGCTAGTGTCACTACAGCATACTGCAGCTTGTAATATAATATTTGCTGACGCAACATCTCTGCTATCCCTATCACTACTACCAGAATATAATATATCACTCCATCTTTTTAATTTATCTTGATTTGATGAGGACAAATCTTTTGCACAATAATATTTTTTTAAGTATTCAGATACTTCTTGACTATTTGTTGTATCTTTAATAGAAGTATTTGACGTGACTAACAAATTTTTTGCTAGTGTATCTTGTGGGAAAAATCCTTCATATAAGGGCATAGATGTAACGATAATAATTGCTACAAATAGTAACCCAAGAAGTATATTATGTTTCGAAAAATACACTATCAATAATACTAAAAATATTCTACCCATAAAACAACTATATGCATAATTATATATCGATGGAACAAAAATACTTAGTAATATAAATATTAAAATAGAATAAAAAAATATACCGGTCATTTAATAATATATATTTAGAAATAAAAATAGAATTAATAGTACTATTATTACTTATAGTTCACATGAATACATTTTTTTTTAATAAAAGACAATCTAGTAACCATCCTACTCCTACTCCTACTCCTCCTACACCCTTGCCTGTATCTACTGATGCTACAACCACAACAATGATCACACCCACAACTAAGGAAATCGGTTTTATAATATTACGACATGTAAACAGCACCATAACAAATGAATATTGGACAGAATGTTATAAGTGTATACGAAAATTTTACCCATCTAATAAAATCCTAATTATCGACGATGATAGTGATACAAATTTGTTGACATGTGACGATAACACTAGAGAACTATATAATACAACAATTATTCAAAGTGAATACCCAAAAAGAGGCGAATTCTTACCATACTATTACTATTTAAAAAATAAATTTTGTGATATTGCCGTCGTTTTGCATGACTCTGTTTTTATACAACAACCTATTAACTTCCATGTAGACGAATATAAAATGCTATGGAACTTTCCGTCATACCTTATGAAAGATGGTCAGTCTTCTGAAAAACAAATAGAACAAATAAGAGCACTCGATCACCAAGGACTAAACAACATGTATGAATATTTTTACTTGAATAAATTTAATGGATGTTTTGGCGCTATGTCAATTATTACATACGATTATCTCAGTGAAATAAATAATATATTTAAAATAGATAAACTACTACCTCATATAACATCTCGTGTATCAAGATGTGCATTTGAAAGAGTTTTTTCATTTTTACTAACGTATAAACAAAATGGGGCATGTGGAATCATTCCGTGGAATAATAGAGATAGGGGAAATCGCCACTCGCTACTAGGAGATATAGTAAAATATTGTAGATGGGGAATTACATTTGAAGAATATATTAAACACAAACATACCATGAAACTTCCAATCGTAAAAGTTTGGACAGGAAGGTAAAATAGTATTGTTGCTATTTGTTGCTATTTGTTGCTATTTGTTCTTATTTCTTCTTATTTGTTGTTAATTTCCGTTTTTTTTTTAAAATAATATCTCATTTTTTTATAGGAATGACATTACCTTTAGCACTATCTGCTTCATCGTATAATGAAGATGATGCAAGTGGAACAACGATTCAAAATTCTAAAGCGTTGTATATGAGTAGAAATAATTTAGAAATAACTAAAAATAATGATGATAGTAGTAATAATACAAAAAATAAAAGTAACTATAGAAAAACTATAAAACAAAAACAAAATATTCCAAATAAATCAAAACTTTCGGCACTTTTAAAGTCAATGGATGAAGCGTCTGATAGCGAGGATGATGATAATAATAACTATCAAGGAGGTAAAACTAGCGGCAACACTAGCGGCAACACTAGCGGTAACGGAGTGGATAGTAGTAATACAGCAAACTATATGTCTTCCAACTATTTAGGTATAAATAGTAACCAAAACAACGACGATACAACTTATATCAAAGATATTCCAACAACGAATGGTAACCCAATTTCTAATAATATGTATAATTCATTGCCAAGCAACTATGCAAACCAGTATTATAATCAATTTGTGTCAGCAGCAAATAAAGGATACGGAAGTGGTCTTGGTTCTGATAACACGTATGACTCGTCTATGTCGATGCCCAAAAATGAACTCATTGAAAAATTAAACTATATTATCGACTTGCTTGAAGAACAACAAGACTACAAAACGAATTCAATTTTAGAAGATTTGATACTATATGCATTTTTAGGTATCTTCATTATATTTATCGTGGATTCATTTTCCAAGTCTAGCAAATACGTGAGGTAATGTAGAGAGTAGGGAGTGAATAAGGTGCATAACAATAATAATCTATTATTGTTATTCTATTATTGTTATTCTATTAGATAAATTAACAACACATTACCCCTCTCTAATTCGCTGGTTTATACAATATATACAAAAACTGGTATGGTTTGCTATTCGACATTAAATTGTATTGTGCAAGCATATTAAATCCAGTATCTTTCGCCTCACTTAAAATAACGCTTTGGTCGGGTGTATAAAAATTAGTTGTTTTATTATATTTTTTACCTGTTTTTTTACTTGTAAAAATTTCATACATTTCAATCATATCGGGATCATATGTATTCATACGAATATTTGATTTATATTTGTAGTTACCTACTGCCGCATCATTATTGCCCATGACATTTACAGCAGGTCTTTTGTCAAATAGTTTAGAAATAGTAGGCGAGAATCGTCTTTCTTTTGCAGACATTACTTGCGTGTCATAATATCCACCCACATTTATTAAATGAATTGCAAAATATCCGCCAGGTGCCAACCAACGATATGCATTTTCAAACAATGCACGTCTATTTTGTATTGTGTATATAGTAAAATCAAGAATAGATATTAACGTAAACTGCTCTGGTTCAAAAACAAGCTGATTCATTCCATTTCCTAAAACATATTTATTTCCAGGGTATTTGTTCATTGCTGATATAATCATATCTTTTGAATTTTCAAGTCCATAAGCATTATAACCTTTATTTGCAAGCGCATCTACATGTTTGCCCGTTTTAGAACCAATCACTAGTGCATCTGTTTGACGAACAGGTTGTATTTTATTTAAAATAATACCAACTATATAGTCATCTACTAAATCTCGGTAAAATAAGTCTTGGTATATCGTTGCATAAAACTGATCGAATGACTGATAGTCGTCGTCTGTATCGCCTGTATCGCCTGTATCTCCCAGATCTATATCACTCACATCAGCAATAGTAATATCTTTATTTATAGTAAAACCTTCTCTTTTAAAACTAGGCACTTTATTAGCTTCTATAAAAAACAGACGATAAATATATACAAATGATATAAGTATAATAATAAAAATAGATACTATTATCCAATTTGATGTTGTATTAATTTTATTAATTATAGTATCAAAAATAGTCATAATTTAGTTTATAGTAGTAGTAGTATATTTATCCTTATAATATTTATATGTATTATTATTATATTTTTTTATAAAAAATTAATATAATGGAAGGCGAATATCAAATTAACGACATACGGATAATTGCAGACTTTAAAGGAGAATCATTTTCAAAGTATAAAAAAACAGATGTAAGAAAAGAACTACTAAATAGTATACTGAATAATAAAATAGAACACGCATGTAACTGGAGCGCTGAACTTATTTGTGCAGGTCAGTTTCTCGACTTATGGGATATTATTTTAACATTTTTAGGAAAACATATTCATTTAGCAAATCCACGACTCGCAATATATGTTGACCTACGTTATGAAAATTTCAAAAGTATTTTGTCATCGGGTTATCAGGATGATATTCTTCGGTTAAGAAATAGCCCAAAAATAAGAGCGTTATTCGCAGAAGTAATTTGCATCTTATGTTTTAGTAATAAAAAACATAGTTTCCAAGGCATTAAAATAAATAAACAAGAAGAATATGATATAACGCAAATGACAAATAAATTAAAGGCACCTTCGGTTTCATTTGCACAAGTAATATATCGCAAAGATGACCCTAAAGAGTTATTTATTGCAATCAATGAGTTTGCATATCATGTTTCACCAGAGTCAAAAAATAGTCTACAAGCATGTTTTTGGTTAGAATGGGTGCTGGAATTTCAAAAAATATGCGCAAATAAAAAAGAGGTATGTTTATGCGAAAGAAGAAGTATTATTCCTGTAGACGATAAATACCAAATGGATCCAATATGGATTCTATGGGAAATAATTACAAACTACGCTGAAAAGTCAAATAATAAAATAAAAGTTAAAATTATTCAAAGTATTTTGAAATTGTATTGTTTGAAATATACACCTGGTGTGAAAAAAAGAAGACGTTATTTGATTTATTATGCTATTTCTATTTTGACCGAAAAATATGACGAAAAAATAGAAATTATAAAGGACAAAGAAGGGGTCGAAATCGTTGTTAAAAAGATCAACGCAGTTTATAAACAAATTAAAAAAAATGAAATCGGACCAAAAGTCGACTACTTAATGGCTGATATTCGCAAATCAAGTATCGAAAAATCAATTGATAAGATGCAACTACTGAATAAATACGATTTTGGAATGCGAGAAACTGAAAATGATTAATATAATTTGGGAGGCTAGGAGGCTGGGAGGCTAGGAGATCTGAGTGTAGTTAAAACATCTTCTTCAGTTTATAAGTAATAAGTGTAACAATAAAAAACAAAATTGCACCCCATAGTGTATCTATAATCGCGGTTTTAAAATTATAGTTTTTAAATATTGCTAAATTGGTAAAATCAAAAATACCATATGTGCAAAAACCGAGAATAAACGCATCAAATGGAGACTTGTTTACAGATATAATAAAATAATTAAGAATAATTGCCATTAACACATACGTAAATATTGCAGGAGGCATTTTTGCAACCAGGTTTGTCTTTTGTATCGCGAATACCGCTTTTTCAAAAACCGGTTTTCCTATAAAGTATAAATATATCGCATCAACCGCGACTAGTAATGCCGACGAGACTATAAATGTATTCATGGCGTGATTTTATTGTGTTTGTATTCGCAGTCGTTGTAGTTGTGTTATAAAGTAGTATTATAAAATATTTTATACGTATATGCAAAATATTTTATAGTTATATTGTAATATGACAAAAAAAGGTTCACGCTCTAAAAAATCCAAACGTTCTTCATTTTTAAAAACATTATATGGTGGTGAAGGCGAAAGCGAAGGAGAAAAACCTACAGAAGCCGGTGTAGAAAAACCATCGGCGTTTTCCGGAATTTTAAATAAACTTTCAACTTCACTATCCGGCTCGCGTTCCGGTTCGACAAAGCCAGGCGAAGATTACAACGCCGCAAATGACGAAGATAAAAATGATGATGCGTCTTTCCCTATCTCGTTTTCATCGTCAGTAAAGACCGAAAATAAAACTGAAGACTATGCAGGAACCAAAGAGACATCATCTTCTACTTCTACATTATGGTTCATATTTAGAGTAGTTGTTGTTTTACTACTTGTTCTTATATTTGCTTTACATTTTACTGGATATTTAGACAATTTAATTGCATGGTATACAAATACCTTAGGTCCATATATTAACCCTTTGTTTGTTTCTATTGGATTAATGAAGTCTAGTCCAACTATAGACGCATCTACAAACGGCAAAAAATCCGCTACCGGAACAAATTCTATTCCTCAACTTGCCCAAAATGTAGGAACTGCTCCTGTATCAACTGCTACGCCTGCACCTCCACCTCCCGTGCCAACTAATACAAAACAACAACCAATTCGTCAACTTGATAATATAAAACCGATTCCAATACAACCAGACCAACGAAAAACTCCCCTTCAAAATGTAGGTGATACGATGCGACCGCCCGCTACACAACCTGCAAAATATCAAGAAGAAGAAAGCCGTGAACAAGCTCGTCAAAGATCAATACGACAAGCTTTAGAATATGCAAAAAAAAGTCAGAAACAACTTCCAGCTCAAGATCCGAACCGAATTCCGGGACCAAAATCAGGATTTTGTTATATAGGTAAAGATCGCGGATTTAGAAGCTGTATCGAAGTCGGAGAAAGCACCAAATGTATGTCGGGCGAAATATTTCCTACAAGGGAAGTATGCGTAAATCCTAGTCTGCGGCCATAACATAAATATGTTGCATAAGTTTATAAATAGTAAATCATTTTTACCATCATCGTGATAATAATATTATATCATTACAATATAATATTATTAGCAAGTATGGCATCTTCGCCCACTGCTCCTACAAATCTGGTTGCTACAAATCTTATTTCAAATACACCTTCAAATGGCTCCATCATTTTAACCTGGAATCCTTCTACACAAGTGCCACCTCAAACTATTTCTTACTATGTTGTTGAATATAAAATATGCGAATTTGGTGGATGGGTGACATACCCTACAACTATCCCGTCACCAACAACTTCTGCAACATTAAGTAACATAGCTATTTCTTCAAATATTGCAAATAATGTGCCTTATTTGTTTAGAGTTTATGCAGTGAATTCAGATGGAACACGAAGCAACCCTTCAAATACAACTATTGCAACAAGCTATAATACTAACGCCCCAACGCGTTTATGGTCTCGATTTAATATAAATTGTCCAGGAAATATTACATCGTTTGATAATTTAACTCGAGATATGCTTCGCAAGGGACAAATATTACAATATCCGGTTGTCGGAACATTAAAATTTACGCGCGCAACACTATGGTCAATGGCGGCAAAAAATCAACTCACGCGTAAAAAGGCATGGGCTTCGCAATCCCAACTATACACATACCCAAATACTACAAATATTAATAATCAACCAGATGTTGGTTTAAGACAGACACCGACGTCATTAGTTTGTTGGACGCCTCCGCCAACACTGATATGCAACTCATCTAGTGCATCAGATGTTCCAGGAAATCCGACAACACTTTGTATTTCTAAAAATGCACCATTTGATAATTTTAGGCGCCCTGTTACATATTCCTCAGGTGGAACAAAATTTCCTGTATTCTTTTCAAAATAAAGTATGGTTTATTCTTTTGTTCTTTGTTCTTTGTTCTTTGTTCTTTGTTCTTTGTTCTATGAACTATTTGTATAGTAATAAATAGTTCATAATATAGTAAAATAAAAACTAAATTTTATGATGCAGTTTGGTCAAAATACCATCGATTTGATAGAAATCTTGGCACAGAATTAGTCAAGTCAAGTGCCTTTGAAACAGGTTTTAGATTTGGACCTACAGAAATAATATCTTGTATTTGTGTAACGCTGATTGAACGATTAAAATATGTTAAATTTGATAAGTATCCACTAAATCCGCCATTCAATGATACATGAACATCATCGTAGTTCTGTTTTACAACCTCTGTCATGATACGTCGCTTTACAAGACGCCCGTTAACATAGATATCACAATTCTTAGACTGAACACGTATAATAATATTTATCCACTTTGTCATAGGTAAATCCGTAACTTCTATTACTTCTTGATAGGGGTTATTAAATGAATTCATTATTACCCGAAATCCGTCATAGTTAGGATTAATATAAAGCCCTGGTGCATTGTTTGGAGTGGATGTTCCTGGAAAATTTCCACCAGGCGTAGGCTGAGATGTAGTTGTATTACCTTTATTAAAAACATGGTGATAAGATGTATCATCTTGAAATCCATTCAAGTAGAGCCATACAGACCATGTAAACTCAATGCCATCCTTTTCATTTTCTGATCGAAGAATAGTTATCGAAGATTTATTATTTGGGTCTTGTGATATCGTAGTAGATACTGCGCCATTTTGCAACCCGTTGACTAATACAACTTTTCCACTTGGGGAAAATATCCATGTAATAAATGATATCATTAATCTAAATAAAATAACAAATCCAATTACAACCATCAACAAAAATGCCAATTTAGCAACCCAACTATTTGATTCAAGAAAATCCTTTGAACCACTCACCATATTTTTTGATGAAAAGTCAGTAAATGATGCAGTTTCGTTAGCACCAGCCCCATCACCTACGCCAGCATCTGCAGATGCGTCACCTGAAGGTGGTTCTATCTTATTTGATATATCTGTCATTATAATTTAAAAATATCGTTTATTATATTATTTATATATTATTTATATATTAGATTATTTATATATTATTTTTTTTGGGTTATTATTTTAGATTATTATTTTAGATTATTATTTTAGATTATTATTTTGCTAAACTGCTAAATGCTAAACTAATAACCGATAATACTATATTTTAAAACTTTTTATTACATTATTATCTTTCAAAAATGAAAATTCTAACTTGTATCTCTGGAACAAGTTGTTCAATCCAAATGCGGAATTGTTATATCCTCTTGCATACGTATTCCATGCATCTTGTGGACTAATAATATCTGGATTATATAAAACGCTTGCAATATATCCTGCAAATCCTACCAGAGTTTCTCCACCTGGGCACTTGTTGCCATTTCCATTTGATCCACTTCCACCAATATAAATAGTACTTCCTGATCCTATGGGTGATGCTACATTTGCAAGTGAACATGTTCTTACCAATTTACCATCCATATAAATATCTACCGCACGATTATATACACTAATAGAAATATTTACCCACGACTGAACAGGGAAATTAGTAACACTGCACGTAGATTTCATATTTTTTGATGGTGTAGGGTAGCTTGATACGTCATCCGAAGATTCTTTATTTCTCACATTTACATCTTTTACATATATGTGCAAATCATTTCTAGTAGGGTCTAAATATAGTTGAAAAATAGTTGGGTTTCCTCCAACTATTCTTGTTGGTTCTTGTATACTTATTATATTCTTAACAGCATTATAGTTTTTACTCCAGTCATTAATGTATACCCATACAGAGAATGAATAATTATTTATTCCACTTTGTGCTACATCTTTTCCTGAAATGCAATTTAAAGTATCAGCAGACTGAAATGACATCAATACTTTTATGGATGTAAAGAAAAATGTCCATATTAAATATAATATTATAACAACTATTACAACACCTATTATTAATTTTAAATCCATTTATAATATACATCTAGAAATTTTCTAAAGAAAAATGTTTTATTTATTTTATAAAATGATTTATTTTATAAAATGATTTATTTTATAAAATCATTATAAATATAATAAGTTCATACTAATTAGAAGTAGGTGGGTTAAAATTTTTTAATGACTCATAAATAATTCTTATATTTTCTGCAAGTAATGGTTTTTTATAATATACTAAACTACATGCTTCTCCATATATACCTGGATACGACCCAATATGTATTGATTTGGGATTATTCAATGGTATAACTTCTGGCGTAGATGTTACTAAACTACCATTTATAAATATATCCATATTTCCATCTATAAAATTTACAACTACGTGGTTCCATCTTGAATACAATACTTTTACTTCACGCGTATTATCTTTATTTGGAAATATAAATATTTTTTTACCCCCACCTATATCATTAACATCTACAGCAAATAATAATGTTCCTTTTTGGGCATTAAATAATATATTTGGCACACCACCAAAGTTTACAAGTGATGTATTTTCAATATATGCTTCATTCGTATTATTTGGAACAGGGTGAATATATATCCAACAAGATACACTATAATTTGTCCTCTTTGTTTCAGATAGAAGAATTTGTGGAATATTCACACGTGTTTTCATTTCCATAGGGTATACTTTATCACTAATTACTATCCCTTCATAGTTTATTACTTTGTCGAATGCTGCGGGAATCAAAAACTTGGATGCAATTAATAATACCTCAATGGCTAATATAATCAACACGACATATTGTTTCTTTGCGATATTAAATTGTTCAGCAACTGCATTTGCCATGTCAATAAACAAACAAGGAATATATAATATTATTTTTGTTATAAAACTAAATATAAATCCAATACCTCCTTCTGAGCTAGGACTAAATTCAACGTTTAATTTTTGCATATTTAAATTAAAAACAACCATGACAAGTGCAATTAGCCCAATAGATAGCATAAAGTTAATAAGTGTTATCATCTGAAGAGACAATGATTGTAATTTTAGTATTCTCATTAATAAGTATATGATTATTCCCATAACAACTGCAAACCCGACAAAAGATAATAAAATTTTCATGATTAGACTTGTATAGGGTCCAGCGCTTTTTACACCTTTTGTTCCCGATAATGAATACAATGCAAGTATAAATAGAAGAATACCAATGATTAGAAATCCAGCTAATGCAAGGCTCTTATATGTAGTCAAAAATTCAAAACTATTTTTGTAGTAGATATAACAGATAAACCAAACATAAAAGAGTAAAATTGCGAGTATAAAATAACGAATCGTTCCTGTTAAAAATGACTTTATTGACTCTGAGTAAAAATTCATGTCTTTTAAATAATCTAAAAATGATTTGGACATTCGATTATTAGCTTGTGTGGTTCCTGTAAATGTTGACACACCTGAAAACCCTACCATCTCAATCGTATACAAATAAATCCATCTAAGCACAAATAATATAGTCAAAACTTGGGCCACGTTTGCCCATAACCCGTTATTTGTATATTTATACAAAATATAGTTTAATAGTCCTATACCGGTTAAAACGATTACATTTATAGCGAGCGATATTTTATTTGTAGTCACATATGCAATAATATTTTCCGCATTCATAATGAAAACACCGAGCAAAAGTATTGCAACGCCCCCAATTATTTTTGAAAACGTACTGACTTTATCCCAATACATGAGACCAATCGTTAAGACAACGAGAAAAATTGCGCCAAATATTATATTTGCATATTGACTTAAGTTGTTAACTATTTCTTTAAAAATAAATGTAAATGCACTAACCAATGGGTCGAACATGAAGTTTAATATTAGTAAAATAGTTAACCCCCCTGCAATGTAATCTGTAATATATTTTATTGATTCAGGAACATATGTTCTTGATAAAATTAGAAGCATAATAGTTGGAAAACACCATACAAACACTAGAAAATTTTTATCTTCAAAAACTTTACCTAAATTTGAAATTTTTTTAAATGCACATAGTGTTAAAATAGACAGAATTAGTATTATTGCTATACTATAGCCACCTGTTGCGCCACCGATAGTTGCCATTATAAAGAGCGATATTGCAACTAACAAAAATATGAAGAATTTTAAAATGATAGTGATGTTTAGTGACTGATTTGATTCACCTGATAATAAAAATGAAAATATTCCTGGGCCCTCTTCTTTCTCTGATGATGACATTCTATTTTTCTATTTTTCTATTTTTACTTATTATCCTATTATATTATCCTATTATATAGTCCTATTATATTGTCCTATTATATTTTATATTTATATATAAAATATAATACTAACCAATACTACCCAACGCCCGAATCCTAATGATTTAATCTATCCATAGCCGTTTTCTTTCCATGACAATCTCGGCATAATGCTACTAAATTATCTATTTCATTTGATCCACCATAGTGCAATGCTATAACGTGGTCTACCTCAAACCATGCGGGAAGTTGCTTGTTACAATCTTTACATATCCAATTCTGGTTTGCAGCTATAAATTTTTTCTTTGTTTCGCTGACACTTCTTTTTGTTGACCCTTTACCTGATTGCATCATCCGATTTATTTGAGATTGAAATATATTACCTCCTCCTTCTACACCACTACTAACGCCACCACCTCCGCCACCGCCACCGCCACCACCCCAAACACTAGAATTCGTGTCATTAAATGATTTCGAATTCGTTAAACTTAAAAATGGCCCAATAATTGAGGCAGAGTCACGCGTCATAGGCAATGTTTTTATCATTTCATTTGCTTGTCCTAAAAACTCCTTAGAGTTGTTAGGGTTTTTTTTTAAAAATAAATAAATAGAAAGTCCAGCAAATCCAAATGTTATCATTTTCAAATATTTGCTATGTTTTATCATGTTAAACAATTTTACTAACTTTCCATCATAATATGTATTTGCAATCAATATGGCAGTTATTATAAATATAATAAATTCGGTTTTCATTCTATATTATAAATATGTAATTATATTTACAATATATCTACTATATATTTATATTTTTATTACATTTATTCGTTGCGTTCTATTATGTCTGCTTCGAGTTAACTTCGTAGTTGACATTACATTTGCCTCTCTTTGCTCTGGATAAAGCCGAGACGGGAGCTTTTTTACACTTTTATTAAGCTGTAGTTTTCGAATACCAATACTATCTTTTAGTTTCATATATTTATTTATGTGTTCTGACACAGGTAATGTGGTTTGCTCACCAATTTTGTGTATATTTTCACTTATAATATCTTCATATGATGTAATTTTATTTGTATTCTTTTTATATTCTTCATGTGGATTTAATTTATGTAAAAATAAATTTATTTTTTTTATGTCGTGTATTAATTTTCCTATATTTATTACCTTTGATCCATTTTCAAAAATATTCTTCACAAGAAGATTCATCAACATTTGAATATATATTTTATACTCCTTAGTACTTAGTTTATAGTTATCAAATGGTTTTTTAATTAGCTCATAATAAATAGATACCATTCCCCATATGTCAACATTATGCATATACACGCGTTTAAAGTATTTACCTAAATTCAGCGTATTTGTATTGTGATTTGTATATTCTAGCAAAACATCTACTATATAATTTATGACATAGTTTATATATATATCTTCAGTAATAGTATCGTCTATAAACATATTATTGCCTTTTATCATTCGCAAAAAATCTTCCTTGTAAGCATCAATAAAGACGCTTGCCAAATATTTATGTATTTTATTATAGTCGTTTTTAAAATTTGAATACTGCGCGGTTGCAAATATCCGCAACGACTCTTTGTCAATCTGTTTCCCTTGTTTTTTCAAATTTGTCAAAAAGTCTTCATAATCTTGGAGCACGTTTTTAGAAAATAATATTGTTGAAAATGGATGCTGATACTGCATATCCAGTCCAAACAAATCCTCTGGAACGCTTTCATTCGGTGGAACTAAATAAGATAAACCCCAGTCAATAATTACAGGAACCTGTATGTTGTTGTCAGAAAATAATATATTTGCACTTTTTAAATCGCCATGTATTACACCCGCGCGATTCATGCTTGGTATGACTGCCGAAACAAATTTAATTATAATATTATTTAAAAAAATAAGTTCTTTTGTAGATAGTTTTGTATTCTTTATATAACTATGTATTGAGTCTCCTAATTTGGGCATATTAATAATCTTAAACTTATCCAAATTATTATTTATATTTTGCGATGTAACCGGTAATTTTGTTTTACTATCACTGACATATGAAAGTATAGTATCGCATACCCCTTCTATATTTGTCGTATCACTATTTGTTAATGGAGCCGGTTCGCATATAGTAAAATCATCTATAGATAGATACTTTTTTATATCTTCAGGTAAATGTTGTAATTTGTTTTTAATTTTTAAAACATAGTCGTATTCTCTTTTTGCATATTTTGTTTCAATTAATTTGCTTACAAATTTATTCTTGTTATCGTGGTCATAGTGACTATTACTTGTTCTTTCCGACTCCTTGCATTTTAGCGCTGGAGAAAAAATACACCCAAATCCTCCTTGTGCGAAAGGGGCACCTCCATAATTAATCATTATTTTTTTGACATAGTTCGATCTTTTTTGATACTTTGCTTTTGTGCGAATGCGACTGCCGGTGCCAGTTTTTTTTGTAGTACACTTATCATTATGCTGTTTATACTTTATATTTTTTGTTTTTGTTTTTCTTTTTGTTTTTGTTTTTGTTTTTGTTTTTGTTTTTGTTTTTGTTTTAAATTTCATCTTTTAAATTTTTATAGATGTTTATGATATATTAATACTAATGTCGTTATATTAATATATCATAATATAAAATATTACACACTATTTTTGTTATAATATTTGTAAATAGTAATTAAATGATAGTTTGATAGTTTGATAGTTTGATAGTTACTTTTTATACATATAATACGCGCCACTTACTCCTATAGTAAGTATTATAAAAAAAACCAGCATGCGTTTATATTTTTGCTCTTCTTTCATAAGCAATCCCTTCGGTTTATAATTATCATAATATTTTTGCATTGCTTCTGTAAGCGACATTTCATCTTTGCCTTGCATTTCATTTACACGATTATGTATAAAATGAACCCATTTAATAAAAGAATCACGACTATCTAAATAAGGCGCTATTGGATATTTATCTAATAAACTGCTAAAATAATTACCCATTGAAGAAACAGGTACAAATAGCGGAAAGTTTTGAATCAGTTCATAATATTTTTTTTTGGTAACATCGTTCGGGTGTTTTGGATACGAAATGGCAATCGTTAAAAGAACAAACCAATAATGCGGCCCCCATATATTTGAATCTAAAACCATTACTAATTTGAAACTATATAAAAAGATAGTGAAGAATACATATATTAAAGTATTTATTAATTTATAATAAACATAATAAACACAATAAACACAATAAACACAATAAAGACAATAGTTAAACTAGTTAATAATAATTAAATACAGGATAATACGTCTACTTTATGTCAAATATTAATGGAAATAACAACTCGTATTGCAATAATTGTGGCAAATGTGGCCATATACTGAATGATTGTAAGAATCCAATTACAAGTATAGGAATTATTTCATTCAAGTATAACAACTCAACAAACAACATGGAATATCTTTTAATCCAAAGAAATAATAGTTTTGGATTTGTAGAATTTATTCGCGGAAAATATCCGTTGTATAACATTCAATACATACAAACATTGATAAATGAAATGACAACTGACGAAAAAACAAAATTATTGGATATGAATTTTGAAGACTTATGGAGTTTACTATGGGGTGAATATTCAAACAACCAATATAGAAGCGAAGAAATATCGTCTAAAGATAAATTCGAATTGTTAAAACGAGGAATAAAAATAAGAAATAATGAATTTAGCATTCAGTCATTCATCGATTCTTCAACTACATCATGGTCGGAACCTGAATGGGGATTTCCTAAAGGGCGCAGAAATTATCAAGAAAAAGATATTGATTGTGGTATACGAGAATTTATGGAGGAAACAGGATATGGAATCAGCGACTTTAAACTTATTGAAAATATTATTCCTTACGAGGAAATTTTTATTGGTTCAAATATTAAAAGTTATAAGCATAAATACTATCTTGCATATATGCTAAATAATAGTGTAACATTAGAAACTAAAAAGTATCAAAAATCGGAAGTTAGAAATATGAAATGGATGTCATACGATGAATGTTTAAATGTTATACGTCCTTATAATTTAGAAAAAATAAACATAGTCAGAAAAATAAATAAAGTTTTGCAAGAATAAAGATTATATTAACATTATATAATAAGAATATTTTTTGT